TGTTATAATGCACCCACCTGTTAATCAGGGGGATGGTTATGTTGTCGTCCCAGTGCTGACTAAGTTCCCTCTGGTGTACATTAGCCTCAGTTAGCACCATACCCATATTCATTGCAGGTACATTAGCCTGCGGTGTGGTATGTGCCTGTATCATCGGGCTCTGCGATTCTATGTCAGCGAACTGCATAGCAGAGTCAATAATATTCATGAGTGACTGCTGGTTGTTTGGTATATTTACGAACTGAAATGCATCTTGCACATTAGTTCCGTACTCAGTCATATACCATATCTTCATAGATTCTATTTCCCACTTGTTGTTAGCGGGTTGAATAGCATCTCTATTCAATACGATCTGTGGTCCAGCTGACAGACCTGCATTATCGAGCAGCATAGCGTAAGTAGACTCTACTACACGCTGCTGATCTGCTCGCATGTAAGGCATTCCGTGGCCGAATACGGAAGAATCATCCTGTTCCCAGACGGCCATGTGGTATGGGATAGTATCGTCCCCATCAAGCAGGGCCATTGAAACTCTGATTACTACGCCCCGGACCACGAACACCTTTCCGAAAAACTCTTTGAGTGGATCTTCTTTATCCGCGTTGGATATATACCCCATAAGATGCAGCACATCTTTAGGCAGACTGCCGTGGTACTCTTTCACTAAGTACTTATTGCTAAAGTCTGCGTCCCCGTTTCTGGAAGTAAATAGGCCGCTGGTAGACTGGAGCCTGTTACCGTCAGGCTCCATCAGTACAGCCGTCTTTATGTTTGTGCTAAGATAGTGGGGATTATCTGACAGCCTGATAAGTTCTCTCTTACCTACGGGGTGCACTTCAAAACAATCTTCAATGTCTTCCGGAAGTAATGCGCCCGGGTCTGGGTAAAATAGACGCGGGTCTACGAAGTAAACTTCAGGCATGGTTATATGATCTACCACAAGCTCAGACTGAAGTCCTCCATCCGAGTCTAGATAGTGATCATACATCTTGGATTTCTTTACTTCTTCCTCTGGACCTTTAAGAATACCGGTTCCAAGTATCGCCCAGTCCCTCATTGCTTGCCGTGCCTTTTTGCCGTATCGGCTTGCAGCAAGCTGGTTTCTAATCAGGGTCTGCATACGAAGAGCTTTTTCTCTCTCTTCATTAATCTCTGAGTCAACACTCGCTACTGGATTTTGTTCCTGCGGAGGTGCTTGTAACTGTATAGCCTGGTCTGGCGGCAGTGGCGCAGGCGGTGCAGGCGGTACTGGCGCTTGCTGCTGTTCTTGTTCTGAGGTCTGCTGCTGCTGGTCAATCAGCTCCTCAAGCTCGGGGTCTATAAGAGCCTCGATATGGAAGTTATAGTCTCCTCCAAGAGGAAACTGTATGTCTCTCATGCGGGAGACAGCTAGATTGGTAGGGCTCCTGGTTATGTTCGGTTTAGGTATTCTTCTCCGAGACGGGGACTCGTGCATCTTTCCCTTCTCTTTACCATAGTCATCCGACCCATTGTACTGCAAGAGAGCCTTAGCCCACTCCTGTTCCTTATCCGTTCGCTTATTGTGGTACTTGGTAAACTTTGCTTCAAGCTCCTGCCCAAGAACCTCAAGAGCAAGTATCTTGTTTAATCGAAGCTCCTCTTCTGAGATTGCATCCTCTTCAAGAGATTCTCTGTCTTCCAGTAATTCGTTGCCTACGAGTTCTTCGTCTGATACATGAGTAAAAGGCATTAGAAATAACTCCTAGCACCGTCAATTCTCCGGTGTGTGTTTCTTGTGAACTCTAAGGACTTCCCATGCTTTGGTCCAGAGATAACTCCATATCTGCAACAGTCCATTAAGTGATCATCCTTTTTAACAATTATCCCGTTATCATTCCTACGATACTTTCTGTACTCTTTAAGGAACTCTTCAGTATTTGAATTCCACAATACTTTAAGCCTACCAGATGAAAGTCTTCCCCATACTGCCGCAATACCTGATTCTACATCATTGTCAGCAGTAACCAAATCAAGACCTGCCTGCCGATACAGTCTTAGCAGTTTATCTCCATCTCTCTGCGATCCAATGTTTGACGCCGGGTCAATCACACCACGTAGCTTGGTTGGAGGATCTTTAGGATCTCTCTGGAATATGTGTGCTGCGTGAAGCTCAGGCTCCTTCTTGCCTTGCTTATATGCGTCGTAAATATACATAACGTCGGCAGAGGTATCATGCGCAATCCACAGGACAGCGGTATCTCTCCAACCCACATCCATAGCATACCACCTTCTCCAGGAATCCTTTATGTCGATAGCTTGCTCTATAACGAACTGCGACTCAGCTATTGGGTATACGCTTCCCGACCCCAGTGTAGGCTTGCCCTCTGACCTAGCTTCAATCAGGTGTGGAGGAGTGCTATCTCTGATTGCTTTCATTTCCTCCTCATCTAAATGAGGCGCATGTTTCCAGCCCGCATTAACAATATATCTAGCCATCAGCTATCAACTGCCTCTGTGTATGATTGAGCGGTATCCTGAAACTGAACTATGAAGTCAGTCAACCCCTGCATAGGGGTTAGAGTTGTCATCACAATGCCCTTGGTGGTCATTGTTCTCAGCAAGGCTTCGTTGTATACATCTGCTGGGGGCTCTTCGTCAAACCAAACCCCGTGTTTTGCGGTACCCTCAAACGCCCTTCTCTTCTGGTCATATGTCTTGAAACCTATACGGCTAGTTCCACCAGTTGGCATATGCCTTACCCAAACCTCATCAACTGCATTTGCAGTGCCGTGCTTGGGTGTCATCTTGATAATAAGATTTCTTGCTATCATCCCACTGCCTATGTCACTGGGCGTACCTATCAATTCCTTCTGGGGTGCATCTCTTGTAGTCACAGTTGTGCTACCAGCCACCCACCACTCAGAGGGGGAATCAAACACGCGTCCCTCCCACCAGTCCGGGTAATCGCCAGTAAGGTGACATGCTACCTCGTATGCCCCGGCTAAACTTTTACCGACACGGTTAGCTGCCAGAAACAGCCTTTCCTTGTACAAGGAGCCAGACCTGAAGAACTCCATGTGTCTCGGGTATTTATTATAAGCCAGGGGCCCTTCTTCTGGAAAAATCTTATACTTGTGCCCACCAAATTTCTCTATCTCTTGTTTCCTTTTGAGGATTTTCAGTAGAACTGATTTCTGCTTGGGCGATAATCCACTTACGTTAATTTGAGATGAAGGACACATTCTCGAAAGCCTTAAGCTGTTCATTGATATCAACTTCATTCTGGAAGTCTTCCTCATCTGTTTCATCTGAGGTCGATACTTTATCATTCCAGTTGAACCGATTCTGCATATTAATCTTGTAGAGCGTAGCGTTAAACCCTTGCGTTGTGAGGTTGAGCCTACCCTGCTTCATCCACCAGGCTTTTGACAGCGTTTTTCCAAACTGTACTACGTCCTCAAAGCTAACGTCTGTCATAAGTAGCATTTTCCACAGCTTGTAAGTCATCTTCAATTCTGCTCTGACCTCAGTGTCTGAGGCCCCTTGCTCGTACATAGAGAGCATAATTGATTTCCAGTTAGTCGGTAAATCGTGAACGCTTTTCATATTCCACCATATCGCTCAATCTTTTCTGAACATAGCCAGTGACAGTTGCTAATATGCCAACGGTGCTTCCGTGTATTGTTGCCCATGACATGCTAACATCAGCCTGTGGAAAATTAACAAACGTAACTATTGTTGCGTAAGTTATAAGAACCATTGCCCACACTATAAGCAGGTTACCTAGTATTTGGGTGAGTAGAATGCTCATTGTTTCTTAGCAGTCCTGTCGTCTATGCGAACAAGAAATTCTCTAAGGTCCTTGAACTGCAACTCAGACCAGCTTCTGTGTTCTACAAATTTGACTTCAATGCGATGCTCCTGCCTCAGCAGATCATCACGTATCTCTTTCCTCAAATCATTTATTCTATAATCAACTTCTTCTCTGGGCACGAAGTTGCCTAACCTGACTCGCACGTCATCCATGCTATGTGACATCTTGTCATATAATTTGTACTGGTAAAGCAGTACAGCCGGTACCCCTACTATCAATGCCCAGTTAGATAATGTTGTTAGTAGCTCCACATAATTCCCCTAAGTTCCTACAAAAGTTTTTAGTTTGATTATCTGAATTGTAGGAAAATAGAACCAAATATGGGGTCTATTACTCCATCTCCATTAGTACTAGTCACTGCTACAGCTACATCGCTCTTTGCGCCGGCAGTTAATGCGATCCAGCTAGAAGCCACTACAGTATTACTAGCACTGACATTTACTGAAACTGGCGATGTCCCTATGCTCGAATAGTCGATAACATTAGGAGAGAACCCAGCTGATCTATAAACTACTCCAAGCGAATAACCAGCAGCTCCCACAACTCCCTGCCGGTTTACAACAATTCTGCACTCAGAAAATTGTGCAAGATCCAGCAAGGTTACATACTTGTGAGTATTTAAAAAGAACCTTGTGGCACTTGGTGCGCCCTTGTCGTCAATCGCAGTCACGCCAATAATATAAGGTACGGTTAGATTGGGGCTGGACGGTGCGCTCGGCAGCAAATGAAATCCCTTTGAGCCTACTACGTTTGTCCCGTAGTACATACTATTGCCTGGTGACGTAATGTCACCATCCAGCTCCAGTGTAGTACCATTGAGCTCAATGCTTTTATCTGGATGAGCATCAGTCAAAATCAGGTTATCGTTTACAAACGCATTACCGGTTCCGGGCTTTAATATGATATCACCGGAAGACTGCACTACACCACTACCACTACCTGTATCTTCTGCCTGCCTTCCTTCTACCTGGCTCTTCAACGAGGTTAGAGCATCTTTAATGAAAGACAGATTTCTATTTATCTGGTATATTTCATTATCTCTAATGCCAGTTTTGGTTATGGCAAAAATGTCCTCGCTGCCGCTCACTTAAATGCCCTTACCGAGGCGCCCACCCAGGAGGGAGGGGGCTTGGCCGAGGCCGGCCGATACCAAGTTCTTCATGCCGCTCCCTAATGGACTTGATCTTTTGCGGGAGATCTGCACGCTCACCAACCCACTTGGTCAGCCAATCCTTAGGTTCACCGCTATTAACAAGAGCGATATTATGCTTTGAGATAACGCCATTACCTCTCGTGCTGAACTCAGTAACCTCTATCCCAAGCACCGCTAATGCCCAGTTGCGCTTATAGGCCGAGGTCACCAACAGCTTATCTTCCATTGAGTCGGACTGAAAGTCTGGGAAGTTAGCTGGATTGAAACCCCACCAAGTTCCTATAGTGTCGGCAGCCTCGATGTGATCCGGGTCGCCAACTGCTCTCCACTTCGCGATAAGCTCATCAACAGCTTTAAATCTGCGACAACCATTACTGGTGTCATGGCTGAACCCATCATCTCT